ACAAATTGATATTGGAACATTACCATTAAATATATTATTTACTGTAGGTTTTTCTATCTCTTTAAAATTTGAATCAAAATGATATATGTATTCTTTATCATATACATCTATATAAATATCATCTTTAAAATCTTTTTTAAATTCTCTAAAAAAATAGATGGTCTCTCCATCTTCATTTTCATAATGGCAGCCATCTGTTGGTTTTATTATTCTTACTTTCATTTCATTGTTTTTTACATAGTAAAGTTCATAGCAAAATCCAAATAATAGTGTATATCTCAATAAATCTGAATCGTGCTTTTTACTCCAATGGCAAGTATAGTATTCTAAATCATTTATAATCTTCTCATCACCTAATCTACTTGTATAGGTGATTTTATTTGCAAGAGAATAAGCGACCTCTTCATTAATAAACTTTTTTAAGAAATTAGTGTTTATCTTATTATTAGACCTCTTGGTAACCATTTTATAGTTACTAATAGCATCTGTTTCACCTTTATAATACTTATACATAGTGTTGTATTCTTGCTTTTTTAAACTCTAGTCTTCATATATTTCTCTTAATAAACTTAAATCTATTTCCATTTAATGCATCACCTCCATACAATCAAAGACCTAAATTTCTTCTATCTAATAGTGTAATACTTTCATTTACTTTAATATTAAAAATCCTATTTATAAATTCTGCTGATATATCTGGTGCATCATCATGTAGAGAGTACTTTTGTCCTGTAAAATTAAGGATTTGCTGTATAAATGCCTTATCCTCTTCTGCAAAAATCATTTGACCTTTATTTAAAACAGGTATTAAAGTAGAGATTTTATCATCTTTATTTTTCTTTTGGTGCTCATTAATGATTTCTATATCTCTGTAGTAAAGAACATCATCATTTTTTATTTTAAGTTCTAATTGATTAGCAGCTGTACCATTAAATGTATTTTTTTCTATATAAACATGTGTTATATCTGGATACACTTTTAATAAATAAATCATATGCAATATATATTTATCAAAATCAGTTCTAGCATTTATTTTGGCTAGTTCTGCCAATCTGCCACATAGTAAACCATTTTCTGATTCACTTCCAACAAGAAAAGCACTATAGTCATGTTTAGAACCACCTGCAGATGCTGGGTCACATAATAACATTGTCTTTTTGAATGTATGAGTTTCTATACATTCTCTAGATTAAGTTCTGATTGTTTTAAACCATTTCTCACCTATTGAATTTACATCATTTTGTACCTCTTGTTTAAAAGATGTTGGGTTTTCGTAATAACTTAAAGCCATGTCTAAACAATTCCAAAAACTTGGCCATAATATAGGAAATTTAATTTCTTTTTCATTTTCCCAGTAAAATTCTTTAGCATCTTCAAGATGATTTGTGTTTTTGAAATCAAATAACAACTCTTTGAAATTAAGCCATAAACCAGAATTAAATAATTCATCTACATTATCAACTAAAACTCCTTTTTCACATTTAAATTTCCAAGTTGGTAAATTCTTTAGCCTACTATAGAAACATTCTTTATGTTGTAAGGTTCCTAATGCTATAAAAGTTGTTCCTCTTTTTATAATCTTACCATTTCTTATTACTGGTTTTTAAGCAGCATATTTTACATCATCAGAAAATTTTTTAAATTTTTTCTCTCTAGCATCTTCTGTTCTAACATTTTCTTCTGACTGATAATCATCAAGTATGATAAGATCTGGACGATTATTATTGTATTTTTTTCCTCTCATTGGTGATGAAGATGATATTGCTTCAATAAAGGTTTTATTAGTTAATTCTAATTGAGTACTATTGCAAATATATTTTCTATCATTATCATTTAAGAGAACTCCAAATGCTTTTTTAATATACTCATTTTCAAGTAATGCATTTTTTATATCTTTTACGAATTTTTCTGCTGTAGAGCCTATATCAGAGCAAATTAAAGTATATGTCTTATGTTTATAACAATGTGACCATACAGTTGTTGCTAAATCTCCAAATGCACTTTTACCTGTTCCTCTTGGATAAATTCTTCCTAATTGCTGTGAACCATCTCCAATTATAGACTCTTGTATATCTTCCCATAACTCATGATGAACTTTAGCTATAGGAGCAGCAACATTATCTTCTTTTGGTAAATATGTGTCTTGTATAAAATACATACAGAAAAATTCTAAATTTATTTTTCCAAGCTGATAAGCTAGGCCATTAACTCCCCAAAGATTGCTTGAATTAGTTTTTATAATCTCATTTGCTTCTTTTTCAGCTTCTCTTATAGTTGCTCCATTTCTTATAAAGGTCTTTGCCATATAACTAAATATTAATTGTATATTTCTTTCTAAATTATCCACTCGTATTTACTTCCTCTTAATTCTTCTATTTTTTTAGGTTCAGTGAGTAATACAATTAATAAAATAAACAATGCAAATTTTTTTCTAATAAAATCACCCTCTTTGAAATATGTCTCTGGTTTTTAATTTTTGCTAGAAAATTTCTAGAACTCATTTTCTATAAATAATACTTTTTTGAAATAGAAGGATACCCCCTATACTGAAAAACAGTTATTTATAATTATTTTAAACATAATTAAAGGGCATAATTCTATGAATTTGCCCCACTAAAATTAACTTAAGCATATATATTGCTCTTCTTAGTTACTCTCATGGCTCTTTATTAATCTATCTAATGTTGGTCTACTTACTCCCAATTCTTTAGCCAATTGAGTCTTATTAAGTTCTCTAGTTTTATATCTATCATAATAACTACCAAAGTTGTCTATCTTAACTTCTTTACGTCCTTTATATTTACCCTGTTCTTTAGCTATAGAGATACCTTCTCGTTGTCTTTCTAACATGTTTGTTCTCTCAAATTCATATATTGCGCCAAGCATTGTAAGCATAAGTTTTCCTGTAGGTGTACTTGTATCTAAATTTTCTTTATCACTAATTAACTTTACATGTTTCTTTTCTAAGAGCTCAACTATTTCTAATAAGTCTTTAGTACTTCTAGCAAGTCTACTAAAGTCATGTACAATTATTGTATCTCCTTCTCTTACAAAATCTAACATTGCGTTTAGTTTTGATCTTTTAGTATCTTTGGCACTTATTTTCTCCTGATACATTTTTTCTACATTATGCTTTTTCATTGTAACTAATTGTCTATCTTCATTTTGTTCTGCTGTTGAAACTCTCATATAACCTACTACCATCTTTGATACCTCCACCTATGTTTACTCTATAAATAATATTATAGCATAAATGTAAAACTAGAGTTAAAGATTTGCCATGCTTTTTGTAAATTAATTGGAGTTTTGATTTTATTTTTACATCAGAATAGATAGTTTGTAATGTAAATTTGTACCAGCATACTTTACAATATGCTCTTAGGAAAGATATTTCTTGTTTATAGATTATAATATTTCTCTAGTATCTTTATTTTTATAATTTCAAAAATAAAAATTAAAATTACAGTTATTATCATATTTCGTGTACTATTTTCTATAATATTATAACTAAACAATGCAAAAACAATGATTAATAAAATTACGTTTATAGTGCCAGAAATCAAGAATGATTTTTTCTTATTATTCATATATTTCCTCCTAGTTATTTGCTAGTTTTATACCATCTCCTACTCTTTCAGTATATACAACTTTTTTAAAGTTAGATGAGCTATAAAAATATGTAACATATTCATATCTGTATGGAACAGGAACATTAGCATGACTGTTTCTAATATCAGTTATTTGTCTCCTATAGTATGTTTTTGTATATACGCCTCCATATTTAGTAATGTCATATACTTTTTCTCTATAAATACTCTCAGCTAAACCTAATAAAAAAGATGACCCTCCAGAAAGATAACCTAATCCCCATTGAATAGTTTGTATAATTCTTTCTCTTGTATAAGGAGAACTTAATTTGCGTGATTTTTGACCTAGATATTTAACATTTTTCCAACTACCAGGTGTAACTTTTGTTGAAACATAAGTGTTATTGCCTTTTTTATCCACAATCATTTCATTTTCATTGCTATTAATAATAGTAAATTCGTTTTCATTAACAAGTTCTTGTTTATATTCATTTTCTTCAAAAGTAGATGCATAAACCAAATTATATCCACTAGATAAAACAAATATTCCTGCCATTAAAAAACTTATTATTTTTTTCTTTAACATAATATTTTACTACCTTTACTTAAATATTTATTCTATAAACACTGTCATATAACCTGTTAGTTATATTAAAAATAATCTTTTTATATAACTTCACAATCAAACCTTGTCTTATTTCATAATAGTTTTATTTAATATCATATAATTTAGACCTCCTTATAAGATTATTTATATATATAACGAATAATAAAAGTAATTTTGGACAAAATAAAAATCTTTTTATTTTAAGAATGAAAAATTTAACCCTCTAAGAAAACTCAATTAAGAGCGATTCATAGAGGGCTTATTATTATATTATATAACTTTATATACTTTTTATTTTTATATGCTTCAATTTAACTTATTTCAAGCATATTCAAGTACTTCTCATTAACTTTATATACATCCTTTTCTCTAGATAAAATCTCTATTTCTTCAAGATTATTAAACACTTCCATCAACTGGTCAACTAATTCGATTTCTTTTATTCCAGCCTTTAAGTATCTACCTTTATTCTTTTTGATATAGTTCTCTAATGTCATAGAATAATTATCTTTACTACAGATATATTTTAATATATGTTCTTCTGTTGCTGATAGAGTTATATCATTTTCAAATAATTCCTCTTTTAATATACTCTCTAAAGACTTCCTATCATGCATATCACGCATTTCATTGATAGATTGTATTATAGACTTTAGCATGAACTCTATAAATACAGTTAAATTATATCCTTTATTCTCTACATCTAGTATAGCCTTATAATACTTAGTTCTGTTTTTAGATATTATATATGATATTGAAAACTCTTTAAAAGTATCATATCCTTTATTAATTAAATATAGATATGATAAGGCTCTTGATGTTCTTCCATTACCATCACTAAAAGGATGAACATATACAAAGTAGAAATGAATTATTGTACTCTTTACTAAATCATTTACTTTACTATTTTCCATAAAAATTATTAATTCATCCATAAAATTATATATTTTCAAAGGATCAAGTCCTGTATGTATAATCTCACCTTTTGAATCACATACATATACTTTTTCAGTTCTATATTCATATTCTTCTGAATCTAAACAGTTTTCACCCAATATATGATGTAAATTATATATAAATTTGTGACTATATAATTTATCTAAATTATCTAATCCATATTCTAAGGCTCTATGATTATTGTAAATCATATACTCACTTTTATTACTTGGTTTCATCTTTCCTCTAATTATAGATTTTGCAATCTTTCTAGTTGAAAAGGCACCTTCTATTACACTAGAATAATAAGACTCTAAGGCTAAATCATTTTTATCTTCTATTATTTTAAATATCTTGCTTGATGTTAATCTATCTATTTCATCTTTTGAATTTAATATGTTATCAGTTTCATGATAGTATAGTTCTTTATTATCAAAACTCTTTAAGGAAAGTATAATTTTATCTCCAGTAGAGTATTTATTTTTGTATTCTTCTATTGTCAGTTTAATCACCACCTTAGTTTATCTTTATCTATTAATATTAACAAAAAGTATTAGTTTTTACACTATTTTTGATTGTTTATTTTATATATTATGATTCTACTCTTGATAATTAAATCTTACTTAAAAATTAATTCTTGATAATTAATAAAAAAATTTATATATAAGTGTCTAAAAAACGATTCTTTATTCGTTATATATATAAATAATACTAGAAAGGGAGGATTATATTATGATATTTAGTAAACGCTCTTTTAGAAAAAAACGGTGATAAACTTGTTTTAAATTTTAGTAGAATATGATTTTTGTTTTGGCAAGTATTAATACATATATTAAAGAGGGAGGTTTAATATGTTAAATAAAAAAAATATAAGTTCAATTATTATGACAATGATTTTAAGCTTATCAACTACTGTATTTGTTTTCGCTGATGAAAATACTAATGTGAAAGGACAAGATGTAACCAAATATAATGAAGAAATGGTCTCTAAAAACTTAGAAGATTTAAGTATAGAACAATTAATAGATATTAGAGATAAAGCTATTGATAAAAATTTAGAAGGTCTTAGAAAATTTGGAGAAGATTCAGTGAAAGAACGTAAAGATTCAATTTTAAACTTTGAATTTGGATTAGTAGCTTTTGTTAACAAAAATTATAGTAACTTAACAGAAAAAGAGAAATTAATAAGACAAATCAATATTGTTGAGTATGAAAATTCTATAAATGATATAATGGATCCTTCAGGCGATTTTTTCAAAGTAACAAACCAAAGTTATCAGATTAATGAATTTGTATTAAAAAATGGAAAAAACTATAAAGAGTGGTCGTATGAATATGTAGAGTTTTTGATTGAGCATTTAGAGGATTTATGTAATTTTGTAGATTTTGATGCAAAATATGTAATAGAAATGGTTGATCCTTCAATAAAACCAGATCTTTCAGATAATCAAAAGAAATCTCTAAATAATGAATTAATAAAAATGTATTCAAGTAATACTCTAAGTACAAATATAAAAGATGAAATAGAAAACTGGGAAAATAATTTAAATATTAATGAGAAAAATTCAAATGAACCTTTACCAAGAGTAAGCCCTTCTAGTTATAGACAACAAGCATTAGCTTATGCTAAAAAACATGGCTATACTAATGGTTATTATGGTAGTACAAATAGAAAAAATAATGCACCTTCTCCATATTATAATTTTCAAAAAGATGGATATGGAGATTGTGCTAACTTTGTTTCACAATGCTTACATGAAGCTGGAGTAACATTCTGGACGAATAATAATCCATGGTATTATTATTCTACTAGTAATAGATCACCTTCTTGGGCTGGAGCAAGAGAATTTAAAATACATTGGATGAATCGAATTGCATATCAAACACTTACTGTATCAAACTCTTTAAGTTTTTTAAGACCAGCAACACCTGTAAGTATATTAAATAGTAGTGGAGTAGCAACTCATACACTAATATCTACAGATAAGCATTCAAATGGATATAATTTTTCATATGCTGCACATTCAGATGAAGGTGCAAGAACAAATTTGTTAAAAAAACTTGAAGGAAAGAAAATTTCTTATTACAAAGTTTATTGGGAATAAATAAAAATTTATACTTTTAATTAAATGAAAATTGAAAAGAATAAATATCTATTTCAAGATCCAATAAGTATTTAGTTGAAGCAGCTATTAAATTTTATTACATAATCATAAAAAAGAGACTAGTGGAATTTAGTCTCTTTTTTATGATTTAAAAATTTAATAAAAGAATTATATAAATTTGTCTAAAAATTAGTTTATCATTCGTTATAATTATATAAACTATATCAAAAAAGTGTTCTATTGTATTCTTTAGAATAATCAGTAATAAAGGTTATTCTAATAAACTGAGTTATTTTTTCACAAATAAAATACTTATTAAAAAGGAGATTTGATATGTTAAACAAAAAAAATGTAAGTTTAATTGTTTTAGTAATAGTTTTAAGTTTATTCACTGCTATATTTGTTTTCAATAATAGAAATACAAATGATAAATCAAAAGAAATTGCTAAAAATAATGAAGAAATAGTGCCTAAAAACTTAGAAGCTTTAAGTATAGAACAATTAACAAAAATTAGAGATAAGGCTATTGATAAAAATTTAGAAGGTCTTAGAGAATTTGGAGAAGATTCAGTAAAACAGCGTAAAGATTCAATTTTAAATTTTGAATTTGGATTAGTTGCTTTTGTTAACAAAAATTATAGTAACTTAACAGAAAAAGAGAAATTAATAAGACAAATTAATATTGTTAACTATGAAAACTCTATAAATGACATAATGGATCCTTCAGGTTCATTCTTTGAATTAGCAAATCAAAGTTATGAAATTAATGAGTTCATGTTAAAAAACAAAAAAAATTATAAAGAATGGTCATATGAATATATAGAATTCTTAATTGATCATTTAGATGAATTATGCAAATTTGTTGATTTTGATATAAAAGATGTAATAGATATTATTGATCCTACAATAAAAACAGATCTTTCAGAAGAACAAAAGAAATCTTTGAATGATAAATTAAAGAAAGTGTCTTCAAGTGATACTTTAAGTGAAGACATTAAGAAGGAGATAAAAAATTGGGAAAACAATTTGAATAGTTTAAATATGAATAAAAATAATTCTAATTAACTGATAGTGTAAAATGTACATAATTATAAATAAAATAGGGATGTCTTAAAATTGATTATTTTCTAATCTAAATATTTTAGGCCTATCTAAAAACATAAGATTATGGTCTAAAATTTGAAATTTTAGACCATGCTTTATCTTTACAATAAATGGGTCTTTAAAATAAAGTGTGTATTCTTCTAAAAAGTGGTGATAATTAAAATATTAAATATCACTATATAAAGGAAGGTGCACACTTTTTATGTTTAACAAAAACGAAATATTAAAAAAACTTATTGAAGAATATGATGTTAAAACAACTACAGATATTCAAGATATGCTAAAAGATTTATTTGCGAGTACAATTCATCAAATGTTAGAAGCGGAGCTTGACGACCATTTAGGTTATGATAGATATGGCAATAAGAATAAAAATACTAAAAACTCTAGAAAT